ATGCTGGAAGCCTTCGGCGTTCGAGAGATCAACAATCACCGGCCTCGCCATGCCAGTCCAATCACGGCGTGACGGAGTGCCACTTATGCGGTAATCACCTAATCGGACTGATTGTTGCCGCGAAGATCGGGGATAGTTGGACTCGAACGAGTGAACAGACAGAGGGATCAGAACTTCTCTGTGAAAACTGCTTGAAGAATAACTAATGCCGATGAAAAGCCAAAAGGCGACTGTTGAACTGAAGGTCGAATTTCTGGCAGATGAGTATGGAACCGACGAGGGTAGAAAGCGGACTCTCTGCCGGAAGCTTCGACTTATGGAGAAGCCTGCTTCGATGAAGTTTCTCACACCAATCCTGGCAGAAGACGTGACGCTGGAGGAAGAAAATGAATAACGGACTACACGGACGATACCTCGAACAGTTGGAAGCATGGAACGAGGCACGAGAGGTAGCCTCTGAACTGGTGACGGCGTTCAATGAAGACCGCGTGAGCAAGGCTGTAAACGATTTCTCCGGCGACGTGAACTTCCCGTCGCTCTCTGACGTAAAGTCGCTGCTGGTCAACGTGATGTTCCTCGACGGGCGAGATACAATCGACCAGATGGCTCGGGAGATAATGGAGTGGGGAACGGTGGAATCCTCGACGACTACGAAGGGCCACCCGGCGGCAGCAGCATGAGCAGTCGTAGCGAAAGAAACCAAGCGGTTGCTATTGGAATGTCGGCGCGTATCGTTACTCCCGACTCATCCCTTCCCGACCGACTGGCTAAGTTCGACCGAAGAGAAGACGATGGGGAGTTAGAATGAGCCTTTCTGACGCTCTTGATCGAGTTGAGGAGAGGCTCGGTCTTGAGCCAATCGGGATCTCTTGTGATGGTGGCTGTGGTGAGAAGCTCACCCGTCACGATGAAAGGTATTCCCGAATGGTTCAACCGATGAGAATGGTACTCTGTCCTAACTGCGCTGAAGAAGCTGGGTGGCTTGATGAGTGAGAAAGAACCATGGAAAGACGAAGAGAAGCTCCGCTCCCTCTATGCTGAGAAAACTCAGAGTGAAATAGCTGAACACTTCACCGAGAATGGCTACGAGGTCACTCCTCCCACCATTTCCTACTGGATGCGGAAGTTCGAGATTCAAACGAGCCATTCAGACTACGGTGGGGAAGAGGAGGTAGAGCATCCGGATTGTGTGAATGTGAGCGATTGTGGTAACGTAACTCCTGGTCCGAACAACTCGATGTGCGATTCCTGTATTGACAATGCCCGACACGCCTGAAGATCCCCACGACGAGCTGACCGAGCTGGAAAGTGCGATCCACCACCTGAAGGAAGCGCAGATGCTTCACGACGAAGAGCGGTACAACGCTGGTCGTGAGGATGCTGCGATGGACTGTGTTGAAGCGGCGTTGGGTGAGATGGAGTCGTATATCGACAAGGAGTTTGACCGTCTGAAGGGGAACTCGCCGGTTCACTCCATTGAGGAGGAGTGAATGAAACGACAATCTCCCCCTCGACCGAAAGAAGAAGCGTTAGAAATCTACGGTGAAGGAAACGTCCAGCAATGTCCTGATTGTGGAACTTGGTACAGCATCAACTCAGCTGTTCCCTGTTTCGCTTGCGCTGTCGGAATGGAGGAATACTAATGCCAGTTATAAAATGCTCTCAGATGGGATGTAACAATTCTGTCCCACGAATGGGTGATACGTGTACTGAATGTCAGACAAGTAGCCTCGGAGGAGGTCGATACGAATGGTAAAAGAAGAAGACAAGCTGACTGATCGAGAATTCGCTATCGAGGGGTACGGAACGGACTACAAAGGAGTGCTTCCGGATGGGACAGTCACCGGGATTATGTCCTACGACGGGAAGGTGTTCAAGCACTACGTTGAAACTGGAGAGGGGATGTGGGGGCATCAATTCTGGGAGCGGGATTACGAAGGGACTCCCCTCCGGACTGCGCTCGAACTGCTGGCCGTTGGGGAGTCTGCCTCGGCGATGAAGACCGACGAGGTGTCCTACCGAGGGACGTTCTACGAAAGCTCTGAGATGGAGAGTGTGGGCCTCTCAGGGTGGCGGTATGATTACCACGACAAGAAGCGGTTCAAGCGGCTGGTCTTGTCCGGCGAGATTAATCTCCCAGCTCCGGCGGTCTTCTCCCAATATGGGAATATCTACATTGAGGAGGGATACGCTGAGGAAGTCGAGAACATCTACTGGAGTTGGATCGAGGGGACTGGATCTCAGTCAACGCCAAAGACGAAAGAAGCGGGAGTTTAGACAATGATTGGAAAAACACCACACTCAGAGGTCAGGGAGCGTGTTAAAGAGATAAAGAAGAATTTCCCGAAACGTTTTAAGAATAAATCAAAAGGGACGATGTACTGTGCGATTGGTATTGAAATAGCCGCCTCAATTCGTGATGTAGCTGAAGCTATCCGAGAAGTGGCAGAGGCTATTGATGATGAGGAAGAAAAATGAGCGGCAACTACCCACCGGGGGTGACAGGCGGAGAGGATTACTTCAATCCGCCAGATCATTCCCACGAACACGAGTGGGAACCGACTGATGATTATCCAATCTTCGAGGATGGGGCAGCGATGTTCGGCGAAATCTGTTACTATCACGAAGGACCACGCCACAAAGAGTGGGTCTGTGAAGAGCAGCGATACACTCGATGTGACGTGGAACGAGTAGTCAAGCTGAGGGAGGGGAAACCGGATGTAACCTACCTCGCCTCAGAGAGCTACAAGGAACAGATTGGAAGGGTCATCGAGGAAGTTCTTGAGACGGTCGAATGGACTGGATACGATGAATTGAACGTCGAACAGGTAGATCCCCCGGGAAGGTATGGGGATGGGTATGTCCGAGTTCGTCTTGACGGCTACAAAGTCGTCTACGCCCAATGAAGACAACCCGAAAACGCAGTTGAAAATCGAACAATTTCTCAACCCGGTTTTGAGAGAAACCGAATTGAGAATCCGCTGAGTCAGGGGCTAACGAATTGAATTATCAGAACCGCGATCAGATTGGGCTAACTGTGTTGAACCGTGTCGGAAACAATGACAACTGGGCTTCTGCGAAAGCGATCTCACAGAGATGGATCAATAAGATGAGTGTGATCCAGTATGTGCTTATCGTTCGTGGAAAGCTCGTTGAGTTAATGACAACATGCAATATTCTCGATTGGCTGTTACAGTAGCATCGGCGATCAACTTAGAAGATAGTACAGATTGTAGTGACCTGAAGCGGAAGATTGTTTCCAGAATTACCGATTCTTCCACCAGCGTAGCATCTCGAACGCGAATTTCTCTGCATCAGCTTCGTTGTCTCGGAAGAAGAAGTCGACGTTTTTGTAGTCTGGCCACTTGTCGACGGTGCCGATGATCGCATTGGGGTGAACATCGGCGTAATAATTCCCCTGCTTGAATTCATTGAGTGGGGATTCAACGACAACTGGCATTGGAGCATCCCAGTCAGCAGCTCGCTCGATTTCGTCCTCAAAACGATCTCGATCAGCTGTGATTGAGGAGATCAGATCTCCCTGAGCCTTTCGCTCGACGGCAAAGGGTGGATGATACGTTTTGTTCTTTCCGTAATACCCAGCCTCCTCAATGGCGTAATCCCCTGTAGTAAGAGTCACTTCCTTCACGTCGACGGGATAATCCTCGAAGTAATACCCGTAGCCCTCCTGCTCTCGGGTATCCCGAAGGACCGTGAAGAGACTCATTCGACCCTCCGGTTATTCACAACACCAATGGTACTGTGAAGTTGTGAGACGGTGAAATCGAGGTTATCCATAATCTCCACGAACAATTCATCAGGATTGTTCATCTGAGGGTGATAGCGACTGCCGTCGTGAACGTCGTCGTTCGCTACGACAGCACAAACACCGAAGGCGATCAGTCGGGCTGGCTTCCCGAGCTTTTCCAATTCGAGCTTGTCGAAAATCCGCCGACCCTTCTCCTTCTGGTAGTCAGTAAGTTCAAGCTGGCCGGCAAGAGCGTCGTAGATTGCGAGGTTATCCTGCCGGTGGGTTACTTCCTTATTCTCTTCTCGTCGATCCTTCCAGGTGTTGCGGTTGTAAAGTCGAAGTCGCTTGTAGTTGATTGGAGTCGATCCGTGAACATCGTCTGGATCGAAGTGCGTTGCGTTCTCGGTGTCGGGAGTCAGAACTTCAGATGGCTCTTTCTCCTCGATAGAATCGTCCATAGTAGAAACTCAAAGTTTTGAATTAGAGACATACTGTAGTGTTATACTGTACTGCTGTACTGCTGTGCTGTACTGCTGTACTGCTGTACTGTAGAATTGAACGTAACTCTACATTGAGTAGGTTGTTTAGTACAGACTATTACAGCAGAGTAAACAGTATAAGGAATAGTACGACTGAAACTGCCTCTACTGTATAGACGGTAGCCAATGACTTAAAGATACCGATATAACTCTTAGAGAATGACATGGTAGTTACAACAGGATTAACAGACGACGGAACGATTGAGGGTAGTATGGAGAAACGATTACTCTGGTATCTTTCTGGAGCGGTTGACTGCATCGGGAACTTCCAAGTCAACATCAAGAAAGACGACCGAGTGAACCTCGGTTACACGATCAATCCACGACTTCGTATGTCACGCCCCAATGAGGGGGAGTTATTCTACGAAGTCGTTGACGATTACTGTGAGCAGTTGGACATAACACCTCGATACTTCGAGAATTCAACCGGCAGCTCGATCCAGATGGAGATCGGTAATTCGGATGAAATTGCTCGATTCCTCGACCCTATCATCCCCGGCTTCGTCCAACAACATGATCGAGCAGATTTCTTCCTCAATGAGATTCTCCCGAAGTTCGAAGAGGAGCCTCCACAGAATAAGGAAGAATTCATTGAGGTGGTTGAGTTGAAGAGCGAGCTTGAGGGCTATCCAATTGAGCGAGGATCAACGAAATACACTCCAGAATACTTCCGCGACGAATGGGGCCTATAGGAGCTTCTCTCGGATTCGAGAGGCAGCCTCCCCATTCCCCTCATCTTCGAACTCCTCGATCAGCTCAAGCACGTCAGCCTGCTCGATGGAGCCATCTCCCTCGATCCGTCGCTTGGTGGACGGCATCATCTCCTTCTCGTCCACAATCTCGATCACGTTCATGTCGTCGTCAACGTGAGCGATGGGAGTGTCGTCTTTCGTAATGTCCGTGGCGTCGTCGGGGTGGACTCCCTGTCCAGCCTTCTGACCGACGTGGATCTTGATCCCACGGAAGCCGTTGAAGGCTCTACCACAGAAGGGGCAGAGCCGAGCGACCTCCTCCTCATTGCGTTCATCGGGATAATCCATATCGACCCCCTTCTCGCCGACTACTTTGAGGTTGTCGAAATCGAGGTTCTCTGGAACGTCACCGTGTGGTCCGTGGCCGTCACCGGAAGACTGTCGAACATGGAGGTGCATCCCACGGGATAATCCCTCCTTAGTACAACCTTCTACGGGACACTCCACAACAGTTTCTTGATTGCTGTGTTTTGTGTTACCCATTAGTTCTAATGAATAACCCGAGAGTAATAAGTCTTTATCCCCCGGCCCTTCGGTCGGTTATCACTCCAAAGAACTATTCCGGTATCTTTAAGTCATTGGCCGTTGTTGTTATAGTACGGAGGGAGTGATAGCCCCTTCGTCCCCCGGCAGTTTTGTTGTAGTTACGTTGGGTAGCCCTCGCTCTATGCGTTCTTTCGTAGAGTAGGGTCGTGGTGTTCAACTCCCACCTACAACGTGGCGTTCTGATTGCGGAGAGGAAGATAATGAATATGCTCAAACTGAAAATTGGAGCTGTTGTAACGGCATTTCTACTACTCACGGTCGCTGTTGGTGGGGCGATGGCGTGGAATCCCGTCCAGCAGGGAGAGGTTGAGGTCGTGAAGACGTGGGGAGATAGTACGGGAGAGACGCTTGAGCCGGGTGCGAACTGGATTACTCCGGTAAAGCAGAGTACCGCAGTTGTCGAAACTCGCCCTCAGACCTACACGATGAGCGCGACGAGTGGGCAGGGTGATGGGAATACTGGCGCTGATGATTCCGTCAATGTTCTCACCAATGATGGTGTGAGCGTTGACGTTGACGTGTCTGTTCGTTACCGGGTGGACAAGAGCGAGGCAGATACCTTCTACGAGGAGTACAAGTCGAACGCTCAGGCCCAGGAACGCCTAATCCGCCCGACCACTCGTTCGGTTCTCCGGACTGAGGGTGGCGATATTGATACTTCCGAGATTTACACCGGAGTTGGACAGGACGAAATGCGAGATGCAGTTCGAGCTGCACTCGACAAGGAGACTGAGGGGACTGGAATCACCATCGAGGCGGTTCAGATTCGACGTATCCACCTTCCAGAACAGTACGCTGATGCGGTAGAGAAGAAGGAAGTGGAGAAGCAGAACATCGAGAAGAAGGCGAACGAGATCAAGGTCGCAGAGAACGAGGCCGAGCGAAAGCGAATTGAGGCTGAGGGGGAGGCAAAGGCGAACGAGATCGTTGCTGAGTCCCTGAAGGACAATCCCGAGCTTCTGAAGGTGAAGTACATTGAGGCGCTGAAGGAGGGCGAGACGATCTACGTTGGTGAGAGTGGCATGACTCTCACGAAGGAGGTGGAAGACGGCGAGAACGAGGATGAGTAATGGCGTTCAAGCTGATTATCTTCGGGGCGCTGTGGTTGATGGCAATTGCGATCATTACTGGCGCGGCGTTCCTCTACTTCAACGATAGCCAGCACCTCGACCACAAAGAGGAGATGTACGAGAAGAAGAGCGGTTCGGAGTAATGGGTCGCTGAGGGTTCGATTCCCTCAACTCCACTCCTCCTGGTCATGGGGGATGCAGACTACGCTACTCGATTGGGAAACCAAAACGAATTGAGAGAGCCGTAGCCCCTCCAAAAAGCGGGGAGGGAGCGCCGGTTCTCTTACTGCTCCTGAGAGGAAGCGGATTTGCACCCGATAGGTTCTCATCCCGTAATGACGGCTCATTGAGTCGGTGGATAGCGGGGGTAAGTGTGTTCGAGTCACTTCAGGAGAATTGGTGAGTCACGAATGAAACGCCGTTGTTGAGTGAAGTTCCTTATCTGTACTGTAATCATGGGTCTGTTTCACCATCGAGTTGGGTCACACCGCTCGATGGCATGTCTCCTTGACCGAGAGGCCTTGGAATAATTATACAGGTCATGTGAGGACGCCGCCGGGTGAAAGGACCGGAACCGGGCGTCTAAAGAAATACGGCATTGGGGAGGTGGTGCAATGGGAACATTCGACCCTTGGGTGGTCGGGATAGAGGTTCGATTCCTCTCCTCCCCATTTTGGGCTAAGGTCTAAATCAGGTATGACGCCAATTCGGAGTACAGGTAGCTCCTGTGGGGGTAGCTCCCCGAGCGATGAATTGGAGAGCGGGTGTTCAAATCCCCGTAGCCCAATTGTCCCAGACCTCACGGGACACCAGCTGTGCGGCAGAGAGATAGATAATGTTTGGATATATTCGGAACATCCTGTTCGGCAGCAACGATTCGGTTGATAACAACATCGTCGGCAACTCGGACGACGTTTTCCACGCAATTCTGGAGAACATTGACGGCGATAGCAGATACGTGACTGAGTTCGGAGAGCCTCGGCTCGTTGATCGCGGCGGTCAGTTCTCGACGGACTACATGGTTCAGATCCCCACGTTCACCCAGCAGGGAGATCCTGAGCCGCCCAACATCGAGTACAATCTCCCCGACGCTGAGATGGGTGACACGACCCATGAGCTATTCGAACTGCTCGATTACTACAACATCGACCAGGTGAGCGACCTCGGTAAGCTTCAGGGTGAGAGCATCATGGCGACGTTCGAGAATGGGACGCTCTCCCTCCGATTCGATGAGCTTCAGACTGAGGTGGCAGAATGAGTGACGAGTCCCCCTCCCTCAATGAGGTGAAACGTGACGATGAAGACGACGACGGTCCCAGCCCACCGGGCATCATGCTCCGACACCCCGAGACAACTCCCGGCAATTCAGCTTCGCTGACTCCTGCGTAATCCCGCATGAATCACGATTCAGACCTACACGACGACAAGTTCATGGAACAGGCAGCAAAGACGCAGCGGAAGATGGCTGTTGTTGGTTTCTTCATCTCTCTATTCTTCTTCCTTCTCGTGGTTCTGACTGTCTACTTCTTCCTCGCTGCTGCTGGTGTGGTTCCGCAGATGGATCTCATTCCGTTCATCCCCTACGTGTGACGGCATTGAGTGGGAGTTTCCTCAATTCTAATGGTGGAATTCCACCTGATTATCTTCTCTATCTGAGCGTCATTCTGTGGATCTTCTACATGATTTCTATCGTCTAAAGAAGTAAGTCGGTATCTTTAAGTCCTTGGCTGTTGTTTGTATAGTACGGGCAGCCAGGACACCTTCTACTCTTCTGCCGAGGTAACTCAATTGGTAGAGTGCCACGCTGTTAACGTGGTGGTTCGAGGTTCGATCCCTCGCTTCGGCGCTTCCGGCTCGCATCCGGAACTTGAGAGCTTGGACGCTCAAAGAGACTCAACTGCAACCGGACGTTGCTCAAGGACGGGACGCCGACCTCATTTGGAAATGGGGAAGGAACATGGTCAGAAATTGGGAAGACCGCGCTGAGGGTCGCGGTCAATAATAGAAAATCACCCGCCCACGGAATCAATCCCACTCGGAAGGGAACGTGGCTGTAGACCACGCCGTTCCCGGTTCAAACCCGGGGGTTCCGATTTCCTGTAGCGAAATTATACGCTACAGTTGGTGCTGAATTGACTGATAACCAACGGTGCGACAACAGAACCTAACTCAATGAGTCTACTCACTACGGACTACAACAGCGGTAGCAGCAGCGGGAACAACGGCGACTACGAGGAGCGCGACTCCCTCAAGCTGTCGAACTACGGGATTGTCTCCTTTGAGGTGTCCCGTCTTGACGAGTATACCGGGAGTCAGTACGGTCAGTCTGTCTTCGTGGACGTGGACGATGTGGAAGTTCACCACGGTCTGATCTACGACCGCTTCTACGATGACGACGACGACACGATGAAGGTGTTCGGCTTCGGGAAGTGGTTCCAGACGAACGAGGACGGGACGCTTGCCGAGGAGATTCAGGAGAAGTACCTGAACGAGCGCATCAATGAGGAGTTCGGTGGAGACGATTACCCCTACGAGCTTGAGGGGTACACTACCGAGGATGAGGAAACCATCGAGCTGGGCGACATGAGCATGTCGCTTGGGAACAGCACGAAGTTCCGAACCTTCCTCAAGGTCATCACGAAGGCTGGCCATGACGTGATTGACGACGATGAAGACGACTACAACTGGGCAGACGAAGACAAGCTGGAGCTTCGTGACGATCTCCGTGGCCGTCGTATGATCCTCTTCTTCAAGATCGACAGCTTCACTCCCGATGGTGAGGATGAAGAAGTTACCTACACCGACGCCGTGATCCTCGACGCGAAGACTGGTGCGGGTATCACCATCCAGAATGGTGACGACGACGGCACCGACGACGCCGACGACACCGACGATACCGATGGCGGTACTGTTGGTGGCGACGATGATGGTGGTGAGCTTCCTGAGGGTGTTCCTGAGAGCGCCGACAGCATCATCGACTTCATGGCCCGCACCGAGGAGACTGATCCGGATCAGGTGGAGAACCTCGTGGACGGCGAGGCTGATGAGTACGACCTGGACGCGGTGATCGCTGAGGTCGAGAGTCGGATGGATTAGTCGGGTTAGTGTGGAAACATAACTGCCCGAATTGCGGAGAGGAACACGCTCCCACTCCATTTTCGGAGTCGATATACTGTGAGAATTGTGGTAATACGTTCTCGCAAAAGATACAATGAATTATGAATCAATCGCCGAAGCTGTCGGCGACCATGACTTGACTGAGGTTGACGTACAGGAGATCGCCGAGTCGGTCGGCATGGCTTACGCTGAGGCTGGTGCCAAGCGCCAGCATCAGGAGTACGAACCGGACGAGGTGAAGACTGGACTCGCGGCACCTGTTCCAGAAGGATCCTCGCAGGAAGCGACTGTGGCTGTTCTCCAAGAGCTGTGTTGGGATACGGTGGAGAAGGGTCACGCGAAGCGGAAGGAGAGCTACGCTCGCAAGGAGGATTAGCGCCCTTCATGCTGATTCTTAGAGCGGTATAGTACGGAGGTAGGCCATGAAATAGGACATTGAAATTCTCCGAAACAATTGCGGCGCGATACCTGACTCAATGGACGAAAACTACACTCCGTCACTCTACGACATTAGCCAGTTGAGTCGTGACTTCGGCCTTGTTGGGGAACGGGACACGCAACTCGTTGTGTTTCTCTCATTCCTCAAAGGAGGATTCGTAGCCATGACCGGACTCTCTCGTGGGGGGAAGGACTTCGTGGTCGACGCTTCGAACTATTGCATGCCCGACGACGTGGTATTCAAGGTTCCTACCTCGACCTCGAAGACGGCCCTCTACGAGAATGAAGACGCGATGAACAACGCTCGGGTACACCGTTACCCTGACATTGCGACTCTGGACGACAAGGCGCATCTTGAAGAAATTATGAAGGCTCACGGCGAGGGCAACACAATCACCCACACCCGAACGACGGGTGGTGGTGGGGCGACGGAGAGTATGACGCTCACCCCGCCCGACTGTTTCGTGATGTTCGTTGCATCTGACAACGAGCAGGTCGATCTCAACGACTACCCCGAGCTTCGAAACCGGGCGCTAACGGTGAGCATTGACTCCTCAAAGGAGCTGACCGAGAAGGTCAACACGATGCAGGCGAAGCGAATGTCGGGGTACTACGAGCCGAACTTCACGGACGAAGAGCGGGACATTATCCGTGATTACGTTGGTGGGATTCCGGTGAAGTTGTATGCCAGCGACCAAGGTCCGAACGGTGATACGTTCGAGATTCCTGGTCTTGCGCTGGACAACCAGAACCCAATGCCGCAGCACTTCACGGAAGCTCGGCAGGACTTCCCCCGGCTGATGAAGTTCATCCGCTCGATTGCGCTCTTCCATTATGAAGATCGCATGGAGGTGAACCTCCCGGATCAGAATGAATCCGCTTCACTCCTAATCACACCAGCTGACGTGTGGTACGGGATGCGGATCTTCGGGGAGCAGATGGTTCTCTCGGCTCTCAACCTCCGTGATGAAGACTTCGCCATGCTGAATCTCATTCGGGATTCGGATGGTGGAATGTCGAAGGCTGAGGTTCAGATGGAGATGCGAGATGAAGGGTGGAATATCACCAACCGAGACGTTGCATCCGCTCTCAACAACATGCTGACGAAGGGGTACGTCCGGAAAGATCAGGATTCAAACCCTGTCCTGTGGGACAAGACGCCCTTCGCCCAGAACGCCAGCCGAGAGGTTCGGATGAACTGGGAGGAACTCGTCGAGGATACCAAGCAGGCTGCTCGTGACAACCTCCCCGAGGAAGTTGCGGATGAGTACATTGAGCGGTACTGTCAGGGTGACGGGCTGTTCGTGACTCATCCGTTCACGGGAGAGAAGCTGAACATCACGAATCAGAACCTCCTTGAAGAGAAGGTCGAGGAACAGGAGGAGAAGGAGGAAGAAGACGTGTTCTCCGAAGATCTCTACGGTGGAGATTCCTCCGGTGGTGAAGCGCAGGGGACTCTCGGATAATGAATGACCAACCAAAAGAAAGCTCTATGGAACGCCTCGAAGGTCTGGTGCCCGACGATCAGTTCGGACTTCCCGAGGCAAGCGAGTAGTAAAACGAAGTATCAAGAGCCGGTGACGGGTCGAGCGGAAATGGTAACTAACCTCCTCGATGCAATGGAGGCTGGGAATCCGGGGTTCGTTTCAACATATTCCTTCCCTCGTGGTCACACGGATGATGGAGAGAACATTCCCGAAGTAGATACCATCTTCGTGGATTTCGACATTCCATCAGACTCCGAGTACCGAGAGGGGAACCACTCCCTCAATGCGTGGAAACGTTCGATGAGCGACTTGCTAATCCGTGTGCAACTCGTTGCGGAGAAGCTCATTGAGTCGGGGAAGGCTGAGCATTGGCGAGCGTCACTCTCCGGCCATAAGGGGGTTCACCTGTTCTTCGATTTCGAACCAATCCACCCTGACAATGGTTCGTACCTTCAATTCGTAGAAGGGCTGAAGCAGTATGGTGAGGGGATGATTAGCCAGCTGGACGAAATCGCTGGCGGGATTAACATTGATCCGTGGGTTGACGTTGACTCCTCAGATCTCGCTCGACTTGTCCGTCACCCAAACACCATTCATCCTGGTGCTGGTCACGTTGAGGAGAGTTGGTGTGTCCCGGTTACTATCGAGGAGCTTGCGACCATGACTCCGGAGAAGTATCTGGAGTTGACTTCTGGCCCTCGTGAACTACCGGCGGGATATGAGCGAGTTCCGTCGACGGAAGCTACTGAAGAGCTTTCTTTGAAGATCCGGACTACTGACGCCAACAGTAAACACTCCCGAAGTGGGTCTAAGAAACGGAATCCTCGGAAAGTGAAGGACTATTCCGAAAGTGCGAACGAGCGGATTTCCGTCTCCGATATTCCACTTCTCGTCTCAAACAAACCCTGTATAATGGCGTTTGTTGAGCGGGATGATGCCTACAACTACGGATACCAATCACGAGTAATGGAGATTCAGGTGATGAAGGAGTTGATCCAGAAGCAAGTCCCCATTGAGGTGATTGTCAAGTTCTTCAGTCCCATCGACGGATGGCGTGAAGGACAAACCCGCTCTATGGTGAAGGACTTGATCTCCCGATACGATGGTCCGTTCACTTGTAAGAACGTCTGGGAAGACGCTTCTGAATTCTGCGTTGCGATGAACGATTCGAGCTGTTCGATTTACGACCGAGAGAAATCTGCTACATGAACTACAAACAGAATCTAACGCCGCGAGAGATCGAGATTGTTGAATTCCTTCCTGCGACCCACCACGTCCTGTCTGATGCTTTCGGATTCGGACTCTCAACTTCCCGAGATCACATCTCCTCCATCGAGCGAAAGGGAGTGCCCATCGCTTCGAGAAAGGTGGAAGTGGACGGTAATACTGGAAAGGAATTCTACATCCGAGAGACGGAACACCCCACCAACCAGAACGAGACAAGTGGGTATGGCTCGGTGTCCAAGAAGGCCGCGAAGACCAAGCGCCTGAACAGCGCAGCTGAGAGTCTGAGTGAACGGCTGGACAAAGCCCTCAATGCGACGGCCCCCGCTGTGAGTGTCGAACCCCTCTCCTCTGGCGGCGATGAAGACGTGGCGATTCACGTTACGGACGACCACATCGGCGACCTGCTTGAAGACGAGTACGGTAACGAACACTTCAACACCGAGACTGCCATCGAGCGGATTCGACACAGAGTGACTCGAACGCTCGAAATCATTGAGCGGCAGGAGGCTGCTGGGTGGAACTTCCACACGGTCCACTACATCATGGGCGGTGACATTATCACCGGCTCTGGTATCTACGAGGGGCAGGCGTGGGAAGTGGAGAAGAACTTCAACGAGCAGATCGACATTGCGACCAGCGTTCACTTCGATCAGATTCAGCGCCTCGCTGAGAAGTTCGAAGCGGTTCAAGTCGTCTGTCAGACGGGGAACCACGGCGAGATTCGAATCTCCGGTTCCTCGGAGAAGGCGAACGGGGACGACATTGTGTACCGGATGCTCGATGCGCTGGTCCGAGCGTCTGACTACGACAACGTGACCTTCATTCGAAATGAGCGAACAGGATACACGAACTTCGAGATGCGAGGGCATAACGCTCACCTTCGGCACGGTCAAGGTGCCGGTGAACACATTGGAACTGCGGCGAAGAAGCGAGACTGGCGGGGTTGGAAGCTCCAGCACGGCTTCGACGTTGCCTACCTCGGACACTATCACATTCAGGGTCAGCACCGAGTGATGGAAGCGCCGGTCATTCGCTCGGGCAGTATCAAGCCCCCGGACGACTTCGAAGAGTCGATCTCCGAGTGGTCGATGCCCATGAGTACGGTTCATGGAGTTGGGGACGACCAGCCAAAGACCTGGAGCTACGACGTTCAGTATGAACCTTCGGCCTAAGGAGTAAAGGTCGCCAGCCTGTCTTTGGAAAGACTTAATGTGGTAACTATAGTTGAAACAGTAGAGACTCTAATTCCTTAATGGACGAAACTCAGATTATCGACAATGCGGCCAGAGCTGACACGTTGGAAATGAGAAGTGGCGATGGGGTCCACGACAAGTGGGCACTCCACTCCTTCGCGTTTGAGCAGAATAGTGGGTGGTTGCCGACTCGCCTCCGCCACTATCACCGTGACCGAATGGTGAACGGTGAGCTGATGGAGGGGTACTACGACGAGTTCATTCCGGTTACGTATGATGCCCCCAGAGGTGCGGTTTTGAAGAAGGAGATCAAGGAGAAGACTACGTACTGTCCTGAGTGCGATGTTGCTGCGAGGAAGTATGATGGGGATACTATGTGTCCTGAGTGTGGGCTTCTCTGTTCTGATTCGAAGGCGACGGACAATCTCGTGCGAGATCCGAAGGCGGCTGGCAGGATGAGTGACGATTAACATGCAAAAGGAACATATCGTTGACGTAGATGCTGATGAGGAACGAGTCTCTGAGTTAATGGAGTCAGAAACCGTCGAGGTTTCTGGGAAACCTTCCACTCTTTCTCAGATCGCTACCGACATTCAGACTGCTCACGCAGAACTGGATAGCTACAAGTCTGGTTCCCTCTCACTTTCACAGACGCTTTCTGAGGCGTCGAAGGAAGTGGAGGATGAAGCCCTCCAAGCTATCTTGATGGACATGTCTAACGGTGCCTTCGGCGTGTATCTGAGACTTCATCGGGGGGACATGGAGCTGCTGGGGAAACGCGATGGCGAATACTCCGGTTTCCTTTCGGAGTAACGGACGCGGTTTTTTATACGGGTCATGGTTTCTGACAACGGGACAGACGGGATTGCTCACTCAATCCACGTCGCCAAAGAAGAAGACGGTGAATTGACCGACTTCCAAGAGTACGAGAACGTTCTCGACGCGATGAACCTCCCGAATGGTTCGGTGAAGTTCTACTTTGAGGGAGAGCAAAAGCTCATCAAGTCGGGTCGAATTGTTCGGTCGACTGTTAGAGGGGTGGACGACGCCTTCCGGTATCGCTGTTCTTCCTGTTCGGAAGTAGAGTCGGACGTTATTTCCCAGAAGGATCGGGGGAAGTCAATCTCAATGAACTGTCCGACTTGTGGAAAAGATACTGACCACCGACGACGAGAGATGGAGGATATATGAACGATACACAACTTCTCAGAGAAGCCGCAGAGATCGCCGAAGGAAAATCAGAAACTCATGGCTCACCGGAGGATAGCTTCGGTCGAATTGCGAACTACTGGTCGACGTATCTCGACATTGAGGGGAAGCTGTTCGAGGAGTTGAACAAGGCTGACGTAGCTGAAATGATGGCCCTGTTCAAGCTCGCCCGCGCGCAGGGTGGGGAATACAATGAAGACGACTACCGTGACCGACTCGGCTACACGAATTTCGCTAACGAATTTCGACAATGACGGAAGAAGACCTACACGACGAAATCGACGAACTGGCTGGTGAGATTGAATGTTCGATTGCTGAGGCGGAGCAGACGAACGAGAAGTACGATGAAATGTTCGACTCCAAGCATCGGCGAATGGCTACTGCAAACGTGAACGTGGAGAAGCTCTTCTCGTGACGGACCTACCCAAAGAGACGAAGGCGAAGCTCATTGAGGTTCTTTCTCACGCAGCTTCTCAGGATCGTTCGGTAATCGAATTCGAACGAAAGGACGGCGCACTCTATGCAGCGGAAATCACGGAACACGTCGCCGAATTGGAGGACATGGTAAATGAGTAATCTAACAGACTCAGGCGACCCAATCGACCCGACCGTTTCGGATGAAATGCGAGAGAACGGACTGGAACACGTCTCCAAGTCCCGCATCAAGAAGTATCTCAACTGTCCACGGAAGTTCTACCTCGCGTACTGGTGTGAGAATCGTTCACCCGGCAGTTTCCACACGACGAAAGGGAGTCGGATTCACCGCGCCTATGAAGACTTCCACCTCAACCTCATTGAGTTCGTTGAGGAGAATGGTGAGCGGCCAGATCGGTTCGCTGATCTGATGGAGAACTGGCGCGACTACCACCAATGGCTCACTCCCCACGTCGAGAACTTCTGGATGTTCGAAGAGGATCGGTGGGACTTGGCGATGGACGCCGCTCGACATGATAAGCTCGATGGCGATGATCGTGCGACTCCAGAGATCGCCCTCGACTACTGGCTTCCCCTCGGGGTAGAGGTCGAAGGTCGTCTTGAAGAACCGCCTACTGGCGACATTCCGTGGATGGGATACGCTGACGTTGTTCTCCATGCCGCGACGGTTCCTGGTGTGGATGAGGATGAAGGCGTAGTCATTCTCGACTACAAGACGGGGAAGACGGAAGATCCGAAGTACCGCGACGAGGGTATCTATCTGGAGGGTGAATTCTACGGCTGGTTGTTCGAGGAGGACGAGAGCTTCGACCACAAGGTCGTCGCTGTCGCCGGCTACTACCCCCAGAATGATGATCTGGTGGTCAGTCCGTACCCTGACTACGAACGCCGAAATGTAATTCTCTCAGCTGTTGAGGGGATGCAGCAGGCTCCCGAGATCGAGAACTTCGACTACGAGGAACAGCCCCTCTGCCACTACGGCGACGGTCGCTGTTTCTTCTACAATGACTGCCCCTCCACTTGGGGGCTGAATGGCGGCGCTGGGTATCATAACGACGCTGAGAAGGATCAGTCAGTTACCCCGGCGCAGAAACCCGAGGCGTGATTCAATAATGAGTCCACCACCAAGCAAAAGCGAAGAAGAACTGCGCTCGATGGATTACGAGCGACTAATCGAGTACGCCCTCGACCGACAGCAGGCGGCCTACATCGGGTGGGAACAGAGTATGGGGCGTGATCTGTGAGCGCCCATTGTAAGTGCGACCGGGACGAGCGACAGCCGCAAGATCGGACAATTGGCACAGCCCACACCGGAGAGGAAATGCGAGAGCGGACCTGTCTCAACTGTAACGGACTAATCAAGGTGCTTCACTAATGGGTGCGAGCAAGCATCCGACAGTTCAACCGCCGACGAAAGAGGAACAGGAAACGACTCAATGCAGCACAGCCCTCGAACTTCTTCGCTGTTTGGATGAAGATTGGGAGTATATGACTGAAGCTGAAAGACGGCAGGAAGTTCGGAACACCAAGCGGGTTCTCAACAATGACTGACGACCTCTCGATGAAAGTACAGTTCACACAGACGTTCACCCTCCATCCCCCAGACTCAATCGAAGATGCTGTCGAAGCAGACTGCTGGTTCCATGAAAATCCGGCAGAGCGGCTGTACGATGCTATGGACGTGAATCAAGGCGATATTGAAGTGCTGGAAATCAACGACTAATGGAAGAACAAAATCTCGGTCTGACGCTGCACGGAGACACGCTCGATGATCTCGCGGCCTTTCTGACTGAATACGCTCAGATACAGAGAGTGGTTCGGAATCACGATAAGGCGAATCGGGCGGAAGTGATTCGGAATACGATCTACTCCCAGCACGCCGACAAGCTGTAGCGGCCACTCCTTCAATGAGTTTAGCCAAGCACCAACCGACGACCAGTACCAACACTCGGAGTACAGAAATTGATGTTATAGTCACCAGTTCGGGCGGCGAAGATATGCCACGAGCAGCCCATCGAGGTGGGGCGCTGGTGGGAGTGAATAGTTCGGTTGAACCGCCGGACGATATTCCGGTCGAATTCGTTGACTGGCCGTTTCTTGAAGACGACTTCGACTTCCAAGCCCACCTCAATGTAGTCAAACGTCACAATCCAAGCTATGCTGTTGCTCCTGATATTCAATCGCCTGATGAATTTGATTCAGTCATTTCTCAGGCTGATCAACTGGACGAACATGCCGAGACTGTCATTGTGGTTCCGAAGGGCGTCAAGCCCAATCGTATTCCAAGCCGCTTCCGCGTCGGACTCCCAGCTCAGGACCGCTTTGGTGGCGTCCCGTGGCCGGTGTGGGATTATCGAAGCTGTGGTTCAGTCCACATTCTCGGAGGAAGTCCCGCTCGCCAAAATGAACTGAGCCACTACGTGAATGTCAAATCAGTAGACACGGCTTCCCCACTCAAAGCTGCCCAGTTCGGGAGTGTTTGGAATGATGGGTGGGGTGAAGAGGGATACAATTACTACGACCGGATTGAGCGGTCGATGGGAAATCTTGTCAAGAAATGGAATGGAGAGGTGGATGAAGATCGGATTAACCTCTGCAAGTTAGAGGTACAACAGCCAGATCCCTGTCCCTTACCCGAGGAACGGAAAGCTCGCCCCCGGAGTCGTGAGCAGCTTGTACTTGGTCCAAACGACGAGAAGCCCTTCCCCGGACGAGAATACTTCTACCGGGAAGATACGCTGACTCATCGAGAATTGAAAAATGGAATGTGAAAATTGTGAGATGAGAGACGCATTGAGTGGGAAGAGGCTGTGTGGAATTTGCTTTGAGGCACAGCGGGATTCGATGATGCGACGAAAAGATCGAGAGAATCAATGAAAGAAATCTACATTACGAACACAGAATGTTCGATGAACAACGGCGACGTAGAGATTCACCTATACGGTCGAAATGAGACGCACGGGAAGGAACACGTCGTCGTTGAAGGGTTTGAACCCTACTTCTACGTCCGTCCCGAAGCGGCTGAGGAATTCAACTCGTTCGATCACGAGAACATCGACCGATTTGAGGAAAGCGACTTCCGAGATCTAAAAGAGCAGAAACCACTCACGAAGGTCATCGTCAACAATCCGTACCAGATGAATGACGTGGCTGATGTGTTCGACCAGCACTTCGAAGCCGACGTAGATCCGGAAAATCGCTTCCGGATTGACTACGACGTGAAGACCGGCGTTCGCGTTCCTGGTGATCGCGTCGACGTTGGTGAGGTTCAGCCCATTGAGATGGATGAACCGCCGCGAGTCTTGACGTTCGACATTGAGACGGACGACCGGGGCGAGGGGTTCCCCGATTACGGTGAAGCTCGTATTCTCTCTATCGCAGCTCACGACTCCTACACCGATGAATATGTAGGCTTCATCGACATGGAGAACGATGCGCTTGGAGAGCGGTTCCAAGCCGCAGAGGTGGCTCCCGGCGCTATTGAGCATCCAAGTGACCTCGGCCTCGATCATCTCGATCAGCTCAACTTCGAGCCGGATGAGCGACGGATGCTTCTCCAGTTCTATTCCTACGTCAGCGAGAAAGACTTCGACGTTATCGCTGGGTGGAACAGCAACGGGTTCGACACTCCGTTTGTTGTTGAACGTGGTGGGGAGGTTGGAGCCAACTCTGGCCGAATGGGACGTGGTGGAGGAACTGGTCTGACGTGGAAGGATGAAGCCTACATCAACGGTCGCTCGACGTTCGACTTCATGGAGGGGTGGAAGGACACGAAGTTCACCAAGGTGTCTGGTTCCCTCGATGAAGCCGCCTCAATGGAGTTGGACGACGCGAAGATTGACCATCAGGAGATGGGCTTCTACGAGCTGTATGAGGCGAACACGAAGAAGTTCCTCAACTACAACACCAAGGACGTTCGGCTGACGAACGAAATTAATGAGGCTGCGAACGTTCTCGGGTTCAAGACAGCCCTCCGGAACACCATTGGGCTGGACTACGAGGACACGCAGGATAACAAGGACTTCATCACCATGATGGTCCGGCGGGAGCTTCGAAAACAAGGCTACGCGGGGCCAACTGCTGAGGAGCCGGACGACCCGGGCAGCTACGACGGAGCGTTTGTCTTTGAGGCGTTCAACGGGCTGAAGCAGAACATCGTCGGAATCGACCTCGCTTCGCTCTACCCGAACGCACTCTGGATGCTCAATGCATCCCCCGAGACGAAGTTGGGGAAGATTGGGCGGGATTTCAAAGAAGAGTGGGTGGAGAAGATCCGTGCCGAAGGGTACGAGGTGTCGGTATCCTCGAACGGCGTAGTCTTCTGCCTCGAAGAAGACGGCATCTTCCGACAGCTTGTGGACGACGCCCTCGCCCTCAAGCAGCACGCTGGCGTGATGAAGGAAGATCAGTCCCTCACTCCCGAGGAGCGGGCTGAGTGGGCTGAAGAGTATGCTGTCAGGAAGACGATAGTTAACTCGATCTACGGAGTGCTTGGGTGGATTCGCTTCTTCCTCTACGACAAGGACATTGCTTCTGCAATCACGCTCACCTCGCAGGAGATTATCAAGTCCACCTCCAAGTACGTCAACGAGGAGACGCAGGCAAACGTGGCATACGGTGACACAGACTCAAACTACATCGAGTTCCCGAGTGATTGGAGTCAGGAGGAGTGTCTAAATCAGGCAGAGGTAATCTGTACCGACCTCAATGAGTCAATTTACCCAGCCGTCGCTCGCGGTCTTGGGATGAACACCGACGTTGAGGATAGCGATTGGCCGACTCGGTTCGAGATAGAAATCGAGATGTATGCGTCCGACTTCTTCATGTCCGGTCAGAAGAAGTTCTACGCCTACACGAAGGTCTGGGATGAGGGAATGCCCTTCGATGAGGAGATCAAGGACGGCAAAGGGAAAATGAGCATCTCCGGGTATCCCTGTAAAAAGGCAAACACGGCGGCTCTAACCTCGCAGGTACAGCGAGATGTTCTTGAAGAAATCGTCCGAGGTGGCGACACCGACGAGATTCGCTCCATCATCCGTGAAGGGGCTAAGAGCATTGACCCAGCCGACCCCGACTTCGACCTCATCGGAATTCCCGGCGGGCTTGGGCAGGAGTTGAGTGAGTACCGATGGTCGGATGGGACTCCCGCTGGAGCCTCTCCCCGAGCAGCTCACTACGGGAATCTGTTCGTCCCGAAGGTCAACTTCGGAGAGGGTGATACGGTCAAGCGTCTCTACCTAACTGGGACGAACATGTCTCACAATGGCCGGAACTACGAGATGGACGTAATTGGGTATGAACGAGGTGCCCAGCTTGAAGACTTCGGCGGCGACCTTAGCGTCGACGTTCCCCGTATGCAGGATACTCTCATTCGGAACCCGATGGAGGACATTCTGGATGCCGTTGGTGTTGACGTTGACGCAGCGATCTCAGGGCAGGAGCAGACGGGGCTTGCGGCCTTCTAACAATGAGTGCGACTACCAGCAGTAACGACGGCATTGAGGGGGATAGTATTCGAGAGCAATTCGAGGAGGAGATGGTTATTGGGGCGACTTCCGAAGAGGGAGTCTCGATCAGTAACCGACCGGACACAGTAGTTCTGATTCTCGATTGGGAGGAGTTCCAGTCGGATATGACGTTCAATCGGGAGGACTTCTCTGAGAATCCGACCGGCGTGACTCGCCACCTTCTCGGACATGGAGATCGGGCGACCTACGTCTTCTCTTCTGGGGACAATCGAGCGCACTATGACAAGAACTACGTCGAGAGTGTCTCTGCGATAATTGGGTACGACCTGAAAGCCAACCTCAATGATGTGTATCTGATGGAGGAGGAAGATGGGCTTCTCGTCGCTGAGGGCGATGATTTCGACATGATGATCGCCCCTCGGACGTTCCCTGAGTAAGACTTAATTCGGCATCTTTAAGTCCCTGTAAGCCCTCTATACAGTAGAGGCAGTTTTCTGAGCGCGACCGTAGTGTAGTGGCCTATCATGCCGATCCTACCCGTCTGAAACAGCGGGGGGTCATAGAAATGCATCGGCAACGTGGCGTTCAAATCCCACCGGTCGCATTCGAATAGAGAAGAAACCAACCAGAGATTTCTACAACCAAATGAAAGTCGAACTCAAAGAAGACAAAAGTACAACTGAGCCGGATAATTCTGTAATTCTCGCGGCGCGTGGAGATTATATGTCGGATTCCCTCGTTGGCTCTACCATCGAGGAGGCGATGGAGAGTACGGAGAAGACGCGAGAGGAGCTGATCGGCGGCCTGCTTCGGAGTGGTCACTTCGGCCCGTTCGAGCATCCAAAGGCATACTTCCACGTTGAGGGGATTTCTCGGGTTGCGATGGCCCAGGTAACGAGGCACCGTCATATGTCATTTGACGTTCAGAGCCAGCGGTACGTGGAGTTCAGCGATAAAGAGCCGGTGGTTCCGCCGTCGCTTGAAGATGAAGAAGTGAACACCGATTGGGCTGACGCTTTGGAAGCTCATTGGGAAGATTCAGTTGACCTCTATCGTTGGGCAATTGACGACGGAATCGAGAAAGAGGACGCCCGCTTCTTCCTCCCACAGGCTACGCCTGTCAACCTGACCTTCTCGGCGAACCCCCGGAGTCTGATGCACTTCTTCGACCTCCGCCACAACATGAAGGCTCAATGGGAGGCTCGTGAATTCGCCTCTCAGGTTCTCGACGAGTGTGAGGACTGGGCACCGCTGACGTTCGAGGGGTATGGTGAATACATCAACAACAACAGCCTGCGAGCGCCATGAAGCACTCAGAAGGACTCTACTTGGTGAACGCGACTGGGGATATGGTTCCGCTTCATACGGCTGATGATGGAGGGGACCGACAGCTTCTCGAAGAATATCTTGAAGAGTGGGATTTGGTATGACTGAGAAAGAGATTCAGCTCACCCTCTCCCTCAATGTAGAGTCCATTGAGGATGATACTCCGGAGGAGAATGAGGATGATGAGTACCCCCAGCGAGTCGTCTATGGCTATTCTGCTGGCGACGAAGTGGACGTTGGAGGGAAGACGCAGACAATTCGGAGTTTGAGCTTCACCCAAGGATTCGGAGCAGATCCACACGAATTCCGCTTCACAATGGAGAGTGGTCTGAACATCAGCGGGCCGATGAGGGACGTTGTGAGAATCTTCGATGAGTGAAGTTGAGTGTCCTTGCTGTGGCTCCGATCCTGGAGCTGCTTCATCAAGTCTCGCGCCGAATCAATACACCTGCACAGGTGACTGTCCCGTAGTTTCCTACAAGTATGACTAACGAAGAAGAATTCCTCGAATGGCTGGATGAACAGGACGACTACTGGATTTCCGACAGCGAGGTCGAGGAGAAGTTCCCCAATTTGGAATACTCGATGACTGGGGTTACGAAGCAATGGGACCCGGAGACTGACGAGACGAAGACGCCAGCCCGAGATTATCGACAGGCTGTGAAGTACGGACGGGTGACTGACTGATGGACATTGATGGAGATGTGTGGGGGAAGCGGTTCTTTATGGGAGTTTTGGCTTTCGTAGCAATTGTCATACTCCTCCCACTCGTCGGGACCAAAACTGGTCGTACATTTCTCCTCCTGATCGTTGTAGTCGTTGCTCTGATCTTCGGGTTGGGATACTCAGTTGACGTTCTTCACCAAGGCTACAAGGAGTACATGGAATGAATCGGCGAACGTTTCTAACCGCGCTTGGTGCATCGTTCTTGACTGTTGCTTCGGGGTGCGTTTCGGATGCAGATGAGGAAGATATAATGAGTGAACTTACTGACGTTGAACGACTGAAGGAAGATGGACTGTCCGGCCCAAGTGTTACGCGATTCATCGACCGTGAGGCTGGTGTTGTTATCTACCAATCTGTAGAGGGTAACGGTTCTGGAGTAACAGCAGTACCAATCTCGGAGACGAACCTCCGATGAGTGTTCTTGGGAGAGAAGACATTCGCCGTAGCGTCGTCTATGATGATACCCCGCTGGTTGAAGGTGGGGATGATGAAGTGGACGTGGAGCCAGCTTCCGTCGACGTTCACCTCGGAGAGGAATTGCTCATTGAGGAGAAGGTTGGAGGGGTGATTGACGTGACTGATGAGTCGACCTACCCCGGCTACTACGAGCGGGAGATGGAGGGCGGCTACACGATTGGCTCACGGAGTTTTGTCCTCGGGACGACCGAGGAGACGGTCAACATCCCAAACGGCATAGTGGGCTATCTACACGGTCGCTCGTCGGTCGGCAGACTTGGAATGTTCATCGAGAACGCCGGCCTGATCGACCCAGGTTTCTCTGGTGAGATTACGCTGGAGCTGTTCAACGCTTCTCGGAACCACATCCGCCTACAAGAGGGGATGCGAATCGGTCAGATCACCTTCCATGAAGTGAAGACCGCACCGGACGTGGGCTACTCGAAATATAACGGGAACAAGTACGACGAACAGGAGGGGACGACACCGAGTCGCCTTCACGAAGACTTCGAGTAGCTGCGCGTGATACTATTCGACATTCTGCTTGCTGTATATATCTTCTTTTACGTGGGTGTGTTGTATCTGATAAGCGAAGTGAAGCCGATTCTAACTCGACACCAGTAGTGGGTGTTAACTGTTAAAGACTTATTCCGGTATCTTTAAGTCCTTAGCCGCCGTCTATACGGTAGAGGCAGTCAGAGGCAGTCAGGGTCGCGTACAATGTACTGCTGTGCTGTAGTTGTGCTGTGCTGTACTGTAGTGTTTTAGTACAAAGTAAAACTGCATTGAGGTGGTTGTGTTCTAACTCACTCAATGTAGTGTTACATTAGAGAGAAAGGTAGAGATGAATTCTCAAATAGAAATTCTACGAGAGACGTTGGAGGGTATGGCGAAGTATGGTTCAGCAGAGTTCCATCTTGTTGGAGTGAGTGATTCAAGAGTCAATCCAGCATATCGGGGAACTGCGAAGGAGGTTGCAGAAGATCTTCTGGAGATGTTCCCTGAGGAAGACAGCGAACACGTCAAGGCATTTCGGGCGGCGGAGTACCTCATTGACTACCTCGATGATAATCCCGTCGAGGAGCCTGAGTACGGAATTGAGAAAACGCTTGAACACCGTCTCTTCGATCTCCGGACCAAGGCCGAGAAGCCTGCTGTTGAGGATATTCGAGATCGGCTTGAGGTTGATTCTGAGGAGATGAAGTTTGGTGGTGGGATGGACCGGACGACCATCCACGACCCAGTTTCCAAGCTCACTACGCAGGTCACGGACACGGATTTCTCGACCGGGAACTTTCTGGAGAATCGGACGAGGTACGCAGCGCATGATGTTCTGAAGATGGGTGAAGTTGAACTATGATTGTCGAAGGAGAACACACGACGGCTGACGTAAAGCTTCCAGAGGAACACATCGAGGAAGGGCTGGGCGAGGAGATTCAGGAACAGGTGGACAATCGAGCGTTCCAGAATCCGATCAAGTACATGCCGGACGTTCACGGCGGGCTTGGTCCCCACGCAATCGTTGGCTTCTCGATGCAGCTTGGGAACCGTATCATCCCGAACTCGGTCGGTGGGGACATTGGGTGTGGAATGACAGCGGCGAAGCTCAACGACGTGGAGGTTAACCTCGATGATATTGACGACCTTCGCCCACTCAATGAAAAGGTACGTCAGAGCGTTCCGATGGGGATGGGGCGGGTGAATGATCGTTCTGAAGAAGACTTCGAGGACCTCTACCCCATCCCTCATGCGAACATCACCCTTAAGATGATGTTCGATTACCTTCCCGAGAAGGTTCTGGGGGATCGAGAGTACGAAGACGAGAAGTTCGACGTTGAGTATTTCGAAGAGCTGTGTGAGAAGGTCGGCATCTCAGAGAAGTATGCGAAGGATTCCCTCGGCAGTCTCGGCGGTGGGAATCACTTCATTGAGGTGGCTGAGTCTGAGAACGATGGCTCGATCTGGGTCGTCGTTCACTCCGGTAGTCGGAATCTCGGTCAGAAGGTTGCTGGATTCCATCAAGACGACGCGACGTTCCACCGCTCTCGGGTTCTTCGCTGGGAGATGGATGAGGAGCTGAAGGAGTACACCATGTCCGATGGATCTCCGTTCTGGGAGCGTATTAAAGAGGACTTCGACGGTGAAGCCATTGGTGAGATGGGGGATCGGATTGATGAATTCAGTCCGGACCCGAACCGGAATACCAAGTTGGATTATCTGGAAGGTGACGAGATGTTCGATTACCTGAAGGATATGGTGTTTGCCCAGCAGTACGCCTCTACGAGTCGGTATCTGATGGCAGAGGAAGTGGCGACCCACCTCAATGCGGAGATCTATCACATGATTAACTCACCCCACAACTACGTGGACTTCGCTGATGGCGTCATTCGGAAGGGTTCGACGCGAGCTGGGAAGAATGAGCAGTTCGTCGTTCCGATGAACATGGAAGATGGGACGCTTGTCTGTCGTGGCAAGGGGAATGACGAGTGGAATAACTCCGCACCTCATGGAGCTGGCCGACTCGGTTCCCGTGGATGGGCACACGACCAGTTCGATTCTGACGAGGTTCGGCAGCGGATGTACGCGAACGGGACGTACTCCACGAATGTCCCGACTGACGAGGTTCCGGAAGCGTATAAGGAAACGTCTCTCATCGAGGAGCAGATCAAGCCCACAGCCGAGATCATGGATCGGCTTGTTCCGAAGGTCAACTTCAAAGCATGATGGAGTGTCCGGGTTGTGGAAATGAGAAGCATTATTCGAAATATCGAGTTTTGATCGCTGGCGGTACTAATGCGAAGTATCGCTGTTCTGAGTGCGGTGATGAATTCTGGTCGTCCCCGTGAAGTGATTCACCAATGACAATTAGAGATAGCTGCGACTACGACGATCTGAACAGAGACAATGACCTATCCTGTACTGACGAAGAGCCGTGCGAGCTTTGTAAGGTGAAGAAGCTGAGTCCCGAGGAGACTGATGAACGAGCTTCGTGATTCACTAACTGTCAATGAGTAGCGGGGTTTATGTGTTGGAGCTTGAGGGGGAGAACTACTACGTGGGAATGTCAAAGAAGAGCATTGAGGATCGTATTTCAACTCATTTCAATGGAAATGGTTCTGCGTGGACAAAGCTCCATGCACCAGTAAGTGTTAAAGAGACGGTGGAAGTCTCAACCGACATTAAGGACTATGAGAAGTGGATGACGAAGAAGTTGATGTTGGAATTTGGATGGGAGTCTGTTCGAGGTGCTGCTTGGTGTGAAACAGATATGAGCCATCCGCCATCGTTCTGTGTGTAAGTAAGCCCCACCCCGACTTGATAGTCGGGGTCTTTTTTCTATTTCACCAGAGGTCGTTCGCTCGATTCTCCCGAGTCTTCCCGGGAGAACTGGTGTATGTGAGAGTCGTCTTCAGCTCCAAGTGGCGGAGTTGTTCTTGGGCCTCTTCGATCCCACCATCATTCGCCCACATCGTCGCGCAGCCACGTCGAATGGAGTACCACGTTAGCTTCCGACCGTGGGGACGAATGTCTGTCTCCTCCATCAGACGGTCGAGCAGGCCGTTAAGGGAGTTACTCCCATAGGGGTTGCCGTGTTTGGTGAGCCACAGGTTATCGCTGTCTTGGTATTTTTCATACGTCGCTCGCTCATCCAGCCAGGTATCTAAGGCGCGCGCGGTCTTGTTCGAGATCTTACACTCCCACGGAGAGTCATTCTTCGTCGCCTCGCGCGCGGGTATGATAATTTCGTTGGCGTTGGTATTGACCCAGCTTACCTTCGCCTTCCCCACCTCAATGGGTCGAAGCCCAATGTCGATACACGTCGAGACAATCGAGGGGAACTTCCAAGAATTTGCTCGGGAGAAGTCCTCGGGTGTGACCTCTGACTTTTGCTTCTCAAATCGCTGAGCGAGGTGGATCTTAATCCGGTCCCGCTCATCGTCGGTCATTTTCTTGTTGTGGTAACTCTTGACGGAGCCTTTGCTGAGGCTCGCTTCATAGAGGGCGTGCATCTCCTCGCGCTTGAAGTAGTCAACCGTCTTGCTGTTCGCGCTGACGGACAGCTCGTCCTTGTTCTCGTAGTCCCAATCGTAGTGCTTCTCCTTCGTGTGGTTCTGGTACTTGTGGAATCGCTTGATTGATTTCACGAAGTCCATGACTGCCTTGTCCTTCTGGCGACCGAGGATTGAGTTGAGGAATTCGTCGGCGTCTTCCGGTGGAATTTCGGTAGTGTACTCTCCTTTCGCGTTCCAGAGGTAGCGGAAAACTTCCTCCAGCTTGTAGTGGGTTTGCCGGAGGGTGTTTTCGGAGTATCCGTCGTGCTTGACGGGGTTCTTTCCTTTCTCCAGCATCCACTCCATGAAGTCTTGCTTGAAGCCGCGATAGTCTTCGCGGTGGAGTGGTGGGAAGTGTTCGAGCGCGCGTGCGTTCTTTTCGGAGATGGGATTCGGGGTCATTGTGAGTGACCCGCGTGAGGAGTTAGTGTTTCTGTGTAACCCTATATGGGTTTGTTTCAGGCTGTTTGCGGTGGGAAAGTGCGGAAAACGGCGCGTAGCGCCGGAGATGCGCTGGCTGGGATTTGAACCCAGGTTGTGACCATGGCAAGGTGGTCATCCGCCCACCCCGCAATCCGCACCATTCCACGGCTAATATTGCCTGTAATTCCCTCCTCTACGCAGGTATCACAACAAACACCCTATAACTGTAATAAACCATCGGTACGTGTTGGCATGAGATACTGTAGAGTAAACACGGAAACACTACAAAACGCCACTCTCAAAACATCTAACCAGTTTTATCAACCCAGAGTCCCATGTAACTGACATGGACCTCAACACTCGACTACTCGCCTTCCTCGAACACGAAATGCAGCAGATCGTTGATGATCGAGATCGAGACTCTGAGGATCGCCACAATGCCTCCACAATCTTAGGCCGCATTGAGGGGGAGATGGAGTGGGAGCAAGAACAGATCAAAAACGGCGACGTGGATGCAGAGAAGCTCCTCTCCTAAACGACGAAAAATCCCCACCGGGCGTTAACCCGATGGGGAATTGCGTACAATTTTTCCTCGCCACCAATTTGAAGGCAAGCCCGAGAGAAATCTCAACGGGATGGACGAGTAGCCAAATTGGATACAGGTCGCCCCCTTCTAAGGGGTAATCAACCGCTCAATGGAAAGCTGAAGATTCGGCCTGTAACGGTCGTTTCTGTAAGTGTCCAGATAATTCGGTGTCCGGGTTCAAGTCCCGGCTCGTCCACTTAGGCGCACGGAGAGTAGAAACACTTCGAACACACAGCACAGTCGTCAGTCTTCTCCAACTCACCGTCACCACACTCCGGACAAGTAATCGTATCCTTGCCCTTGTCTTCCTCCGACACAATACCGAGGCGCTCAGCCGCCTTCTCGGACACCTCACCCTTGAGGTAGAGTTCGAGAAGATCGTCCTCACTCTCATCATCAAGACCGTTGTCCATCCGAGTAGTCAGCACTTGTTCGTCACGAGAGCCGTCACGGTACACCGTCAGGCCCTTGATCGGAGCGCCGATGGCCGAGTCCTCGAACGCAAGCTCATAGGCGTCAGCCACGTCCTCCCGGCTTGCATCGTTCGGCATGTTGACCGTCTTGCTGATCCCAGAGTCACAGAACTCTTGGAACGCTCGCTGCATCAGACCATGCTGTCGAGAAGTCAAATCCTGCGTCGTGACGAAAATCTCCTTCAGTTCCTCCGGAATTGGGAGGTCGTCAACGCCGTCGAATTCGTTCTCACGCATGAGCTGTTCCGCTTCCTCCTTGATCTCCTCAACAGGCAGATCGTTCGCCTCCAGCGACCGAAGGAAGTAGTCGTCAAACTCCACCAGAACGTCGTCGCCCTGAATGTCGTTCCCGACGTTCTTGAAGTTCGCAACGTTGTAGACCGGCTCGCAACCACCCGAAGTGTTTCCGATCATTGAGGTGGTTCCCGTCGGCGCAATCGTCGTCACGTTGTGATTCCGAATTGGGTAGCCGTCCGGGTAATCCTCAGCAGGAAGGCCCGTGTGGTTCTCGAACCACTCGGAATACTCCTCAGGATTAGCGTACTTGCTCTCCCCCCAGTAGTCGAAATTCCCCTTCTGCTTGGCAAGAGAATTCGACACGTCAGTACCCTTCCGGTCAATGTATCGCATGACACACCGAGCCATCTCGTAGGACTCCTCACTCCCGTAAGGAATCCCCATCTGGTAGAGCATCTGTGCGAAGCCCATCAGACCAAGGCCAATCTTCCGCTGACCACTCACGCGCTCCTCGATCTCCTCGATGGGGAAGTCAGACTGAGTGACCACGTTATCGAGGAAGCGAACCCCCGCCTCAATGGTGCGATCCAGCTGGGAGAAATCAACGACCTCCTCAAAGTAATGCTCGATGAGCGTCTCAACCGAACTGTCCACATCAAGAGTCTCCTCGTACTCCTCGAACATGGGAGCCTTCTCCTCCAGAATCAGACTCAGGTTGATGTGGCCGAGGTTGCACGCTTCGTACTCTGAAAGCGGCTGCTCGGCGCAGGGGTTAGTCGCATTGATCTCGTGCTTCGGGTACTCGTCAGCGTCGAAGGAGTGTTCCCGATTCGTCTCATCGAGGTGGAAGAGGCCCGGCTCACCGTTCTGCCACGCCCCGTCGATCATAATGTCCCAGAGGAATTCAGCCGGAAGCTCCATCTCCTCACCAGCTTCAAGCTGAATCTCACCACCCCACTTCTCTCGGAGTGACACGCCGTCAGTCGTCGTAATCCCGTCGGCGTAATCACGCCAGAGATTCTCGCTGACTACTGCACCCTCACCGTCGTCGTATGCGTCTTCTGGGTTATCTTCGTAGGAGAGGTTGTAGAACTTCTCCGACGCCTCACGAACCTCGTAGGCTTCCTCGTAGTCCGTGGTTGGATCATAGAGCGTGTAGCTCTCACCATTCTGGACAGCCTCAACGAATTCGTCCGTGTAGCCCACCGAGATGTTGAAGTTCTCGAACTCCCCCTCCATACGCTTGGACACGGCAAAGCGGCCCACGTCGGGATGGTCAACTCGGAGGATGCCCATTTGAGCGCCACGACGCTTCCCACCCTGCTTCACCTGATTGCACGTCTCGTCAAAGACGCGCATGAAGGATACGGGGCCAGAGGCCTCGCCCCCCGTGGAGTTGATGTACGCGCCCTTCGGTCGGAGATCAGAGAACGAGTAGCCAACGCCACCCCCACTCTGGAAGACCAGAGCAGCGTCCTTTGCACTCTCGAAAATGTCCTCCATGTCGTCCTCGGGTTCGAGGACGAAACACGCGGAGAGCTG